ACTGCGAATTTGGGGTGGGAGCGTGACCCCCTTCATGCTCCCACCCGTCTACATCAAGGGGAACCGCAAAGGGGGCGGTTAATATGGCAGCAACAACGTATCAGACGTTCTATCAGTATGAGCTAAGTAAGCTTCTCAAAGAAGAAATTGACAGGCTTACAGGAAATATAACCTCAGAATACGAGTTGGTTGGTGACTATGCGTCCTACCGTTACCATATAGGTCAGATCAAAGGGCTTCGCAGGGCATTAGAGCTTTGTGATGAGGCGGAAGCTGTTGTGAACAGCAAAGAGTGAGAAGGGGGACTTAAAATGCCGCATATGGAAATGGATCACGAGAACGATCCGGCTGCTATCTTGAAAGAAAAGACTGGCGACATTTCAAAGGTTGAAGTGTTCAACAATCAGCTTCTCGTAGCAGTGTATATCAGGCCGCAAAAGACCAAGAGCGGCATCTACCTGACAGATAAGACAACTGAAGAGGATCGGTATCAGTCCAAAATTGGTCTGGTGCTGAAGATGGGCGCGTCTGCGTTCAATGACAAATCCGGCGAATGGTTCAAGGGAGTAAAGATTAATCCGGGCGACTGGATCATCTTCCGCCCTTCGGAAGGTTGGAGCGTTACGGTCAACGGCCAGCTTTGCCGGATGATTGACGATATTAACGTCAAGGGTCGCGTCGATAACCCTGACCGTGTTTGGTAATAGGAGAAAACTATGGCTGAAGCAGATGAGCAAATGGAATTTGTCTTGGATGATGACTCCAAGATTGAAGCCAAAAAGGATGAGCCTGTCATCGAGATTGTCGATGAAGCCTCTGATCCTGTAGAGGCTAAGGAGGAGAAGAAAAAGTCGCAAGACGTTGAAAAGGCTCTAAAAGACCTCAACAAAAAGCTTGAGAGAGAAAAAGAAGCGCGGCTTGAGGCTGAGTCTCGTGCCAAAATAGCGGCGGAACAAGCCCGCCGTTACAACATGGATGCCCAAGATAGCCGTATTCATCTTGTTGGCGGTGCAATTGAGACTCTGAAGCGTGACGATGAAATTCTGACCGCTCACCTCAAGAACGCTATGGAGATTGGCGACTACGATAGGGCCGCTGATCTTCAGAGGAACCTTGCGGTCAATGCCAGCAAGATGATGGAGCTTGAGCGTGGCTATAATGACCTACGCAATGCTCCCCCGCCGCCTCAAGTTCAGCAGGCCAGCCCGCAGGAAATGACTGTCGATGACATTATCGGCAGGGTTACGCCTCGTTCTGCCGAATGGTTGAAGCAAAACCGGGATTATTTGCCAGACGCGAGGAGCATTCGCATCATGGCACGTGCCCATGAAGATGCTGTAGACCATGGCTATGTGCCTGAATCTGATCAGTATTTCAGGTTTGTAGAGGATCGGCTTGGTATTGGCTCCAAGAAAGAATCTTATGATGCAGACGATGCCACAGCAGGAGCGGCAAAGGTGACCAAAAACCGTCAGTCGCCTCCGTCTGCGCCTGTTTCTAGGCAGCCAGTTGATAGCCCCAATCGTCCGGGCGTTATCCGTTTGACCGCAGAGCAAGTTGAAGCGGCCAAAATCAGCGGTCTTACTCCGCAGGAGTACTACAAAATGATGATGCAGGACCGCAATCGCAACTAAGGAGAACTTAAATGTCTGATGTAGGTACAAATTCCGCCAAGCGTCGTGGTCGCCCGCCTCGCCAACCTCAAGACCCGACTGGATTGGCTGTCGCTGACGAGCCAGTGAACTATGCCAGTGAAGCTCCGGGGATTGAGCGCCCGTCTATGCGCCCTGCCATGCGGGAAAATGACCCCCGTGCGGCTGCTGCCCGCCGTGCCGCTGAAATTCGCGGTCACTTGGGCGGCATGGATGAGGGAACTGACGAGTTTAACGCTCCCCCTCCTCCTCCCGGCTGGGAATACGAGTGGAAGCGCAAGACTGTGCTTGGTCAGGAGGACCCTGCTTATCAGGTCCATCTGGCGCGTATGGGTTGGGAGCCTGTTCCCACCAGCAGCCACCCGGAGGAAATGCCGGGCCGTGGCAACCACCCCACCATTGAGCGTAAGGGCATGACATTGATGATGCGCCCTGCGGTCATTTCTGACGAAATCCGTCAAATTGAGCGTCAGGCGGCTCGCGATCAGATACGTGCCAAGGAAGCCCAGCTAAATGCGGCTCCCGATGGGCAATTTGAGCGTAATGACCCCCGTGTTAAGCCCAATATCAAGAAGGGTTACTCCCCAATTGAAGTGCCAAACGATTAAAATTGGCATTTTTTGGCATTTAGGGGGTGGCTGTCATGGCTGCCCCCTTTACATTTGACATTTTGCCCTGTAATTTTTTCCCACGGCTGCTTAAAAGCCTCTCTCCCCCGGCGTGGAGAGCTTAAACTTTCCCGGCCTTTTAGCTCCCCCGGTGTGGAGCGACGGGCTTTCCCTTGAAAAGGAGATTCCGTCATGGCGAACACAGCCGCCTATAACGGTTTCCAGCAGTACAGCGGCACGGGTTCCGCCCCGACCTATGAACAGGTTGCGGTCCTGATTGCCTCGTCTAGCACGACTGCCATTTACAATGGCGATCCCGTTGAACCCGATGCGAACGGCTTCATTGTCCGTGGCACGACCTCTAGCTCGTCTGGCAACACCCAGATCGCTGGCATTTTCATTGGCTGCAAGTACCTTTCGGTCTCGCAGAAGCGCACTGTCTGGTCCAACTACTGGCCCGGCGCTGACAACAGCGGAAACGTCGAGGCGTACATCATCAATGACCCGAACGCCAAGTTCGTGGCTCAGTTTGGCAACGTCAGCGTTGCTCAGAGCTATGTCAACAGCGGTGTTGGGTTCAACATTGGTACTGGCAACGCCAACAACGGCCTCTCTGGCGCGTTCCTTGCCACTCTGGCAACCGATAGCTCCATGCCGTTTAAGGTGGTTTCCCTCGTGACCGAGCCTCCGGGCGCTAACGGCACGGAATCTGGCGCTTATCAAAAGGCTATCGTGGCCTTTAATAACGTCTCCACCAAGCAGCTCACGGGCGTCTAATAAGGAGTCGGGACTATGGCTGTCAATCTTTCTGCCATTAAGGACCTTCTGCTCCCCGGACTCCGTGGGGTTGAAGGTAAGTACGAGATGATCCCATCTCAGTACGACAAGATTTTCACGAAGCATGATTCCAAAATGGCGCTTGAGCGCACTGCGGAAATGCGCTTCTTGGGTCTTGCACAGCTCAAGACTGAAGGTGGTCAGACCGCTTTCGACAACGGCGCTGGCGAGCGTTACGTGTACAATCAGGAGCATACGGAAATTGCTCTTGGCTACGCGATCACCCGCAAGGCCATTGATGACAACCTCTATAAGACCCAGTTCGCTCCGTCGAACCTCGGCCTTATCGAGTCCTTCCAGCAGACGAAGGAAATCTACGGCGCTAACGTGCTGAACACTGCCACGACCTACAATGCGTCGGTTGGTGGTGACGGTAAGTCTCTCTGCGCCAGCGACCATCCGATTGATGGTGGCACGGTTTCCAACCTCCCTGCCACGCCCGTTGATCTCAACGAGTCGACCCTGCTCAATGCGATGATCGCGATCAGGACCGCCTTTAAGGATCAGGCTGGCCTGAAGGTGTTTGCTCGTGGTCGCAAGCTGATCGTTCCCCCGCAGCTTGAGCCTGTCGCTATCCGCCTTACCAAGACGGAACTGCGCCCCGGCACTGCGGACAATGATGTCAATGCGATCATGATGACCGCAGGCGGTCTGCCTGAGTCCTACATGGTCAACGACTTCCTCACCTCCGCCCGTGCTTGGTTCTTGCTGACCAACATCGACGGTCTCTCCTACATGGAGAGAGTGAAGTTCGAAACCGATATGCAAGTCGATTTTGTCACTGACAATCTTCTTGTCAAAGGTTACGAGCGTTACAGCTTTGGTTACTACAACTGGCGTTCGATCTGGGGTTCGTTCCCGACCTAATGCTAAGGGGCGGGGCGTAAAAACCCCGCCTTTCATCTAGGATTTTCAGTCACGTAGACCGGCCT